CGTCATTTACATAACATTGAAAGCCATAATGACACGGTGGCAAAGCCATATCTTTCATATCAGCAGGATTCCACGCTGACACAATCATTCTTCTTGAATCAGGATTATTATGTAACTGTAATGATAAATCATACATTTGATCAATACCATTAAAGTTACGCCATTGCTTGCCATATACTGGACCTAATGTTTCATCAGTTCTACCAGATCTTTCATAATCTGCTCGCCAGTATTTAACACCGTTATCTTCTAAATACTTTAAATCAGTTCTGCCTTGTAGTATCCACATAAGCTCAACCTTAGCTGCTTTAAAAGAAACTTTCTTAATATTTAATAATGGAAAACCTAATGCCATATTATGCTCAATAGTATAACCAAACTTTGATAATGTACCAACACCGGTTCTATCATTTTTTGGTTTACCATTATTAAGTATTTCAGCTATTAAAGTTCTGTATTCACTATTTATATTTCTCATAATAATATTTTTGATACTGTGCAATTTTTTTCCATATTTCTCCTGGGCCAAATGTTTCAGGGCTTGTACCTAATAATCTTCTATTAGGATACTTACCTTGTTCTATATCTATATACCATTCATTTACACCCCAAGCAGCTTGCCTCGGTGTTATAACCATATCATTTGCTATACACCATTGGCTAGCGGCAGATTCTTCTGTACTCCGCATATATCTGCCCATTGTAAATGTTTTCTTTTTCTTTGGCATTATTCCCAGGGCATTGCTTCCTCACTAATATCAATTACTTCGTGAGGCATAAAACAACCTGATCTTGGTTCCCATTTAAAATGAGCCTCAGCTCCATTCTCACCAAGATTCTGAAACTTAACTTTTAAAACTTTTGCTTTAACAGTTTTATCTTCATAATTTCTGTGTACTAATAAACCGTGATAAGATGCATCATACCATTCACCTCCACCTTTAATGTTGTACATTGTTGGTTCTTCAATTTTGCCATCGGAACCTTTATACATTTTAGTAGGGTGTGCTACAATAAATACTAAGACATCAAACTTTTTTGCAAAGATTTCAATCTTCTGTAAATATTCCATTGTGTATCTGTTTACATCTTCAGACTTACAATCAACATCACGTATTTTATTAAATGGGTCTATGACTAAACATTTGATACCTTTACGTTTCACTAGCTCTGCACCTTTACGTAATACAGATTCAAGTGTATATCTTTCCATGTCAATGAAAAAGAAATTGTCGTTAACATGTTCAGCTACCTGCTTCCATTTATCTGTACCAATATCTTTTTGTCTTGGCATATCTTGCCATACTTTTCTCATTAACTTATGAGCATGCAAATATGTTGGTGCATTTTCCGGTGATGCAAATGCTGTTTTCCAGCCATAATTCATATTATAGCCAACACACATTTGATCTACAAAATCCGACTTACCAGATGAAGGAATGCCAGTAACTGTAATGAATTGACCAGTATAAGTACTGAATATCCTATCAAAATTACTAAGCCCAACTTGGAAGCCAGGTTTAAAACCATGCTTAACAAAGTCTGTGACTTCATGTTCTATGTCTTTAAAAGTTGTAACATTTTCTAACGGTACAGGTCTGCAATCATTAATTACATCGGCTAAGTCTTTTGTACCATACTTAAGTAAGTATTCATTTGCATCTTTACAATCTACAAAGTTTACTAAGTAACATACTTCAGCACCAAGCCTTCTAATTAATTCTTGTTGCAATGCAGCGCCTGCATCATCTTGATCAACAGCTAATATTATTTTTTCTTTGTCTGTAAAATAATCTATACAGTTATCAAGATAATCTAAATTGTTGTGGTTTAATGTTGCACCATTTGGAACTGATACTACATTTTTAATACCAGCTTCATGAAATGCTAACACATCCATTTCACCTTCAACAATAATACATGTATCGGCATTTACGATACTATTTAAATTATAAAAGACTTTCTCAGCACCTTTATATAGTTTAAAGTTCTTTCGTCCGTCTCTGTATTTCACATTAATAAGCTGATCGCCTATAATGTAGTTGAATTTAATTGTATTTTCAACCTTGCCAGTTTGTGGCATGAACTCTGGCCCTTCAGATATATTTAAATCTAAAAGGGTTTCGTGACTTATACCTCGTTGTTTAAACCATTCGATAACTTTATCAGCTACAGGTTTATGTGTTTTAGTTGAATAGTCTGGTATGACATATTCTTTATCACCTCCACCTTTACGTTGATAAGTATGTAATTGAAATGTTGAGTCACAGTTGTGGCAAGTTCCTAACCCACGTTCCCAATCATAGCTAGCACACTGTTGCTTTCTATTCTCAGGCTTTCGTGTATGCGAACACAGGGGACAAATCCCCTGCGTTGCACCCACTTTCAAATCGTGTTGGTTAAACTGGTCGATTAAAAATCCGTTAATCTCCGTGTTGTTTACTTGCATCAACTAATAGTTTAAAATGGTAAATCGTCTACTGGTTGTGATGGTTGCGGAGTTGCCGCCGCTGGTTGTGCTTGGTCCTGACGGTTAGGTTCAGGGAATGCACCATTCGTCCACACGACTTGTGTATTACCTAAGTATATCTTTTCAACTTTAGCATCTCTTTCCTCTTTCGTTTGTGAAACGACAACAGGTCCGTGATTACCAAACTGATCGACATCATCATTAACAGTAATTGTAATCGGTAAATATTTACCTTTCGCACCGTCAATGATTTTATCTTTAGGTATCTTAGTTAAGTTAATACTTGTTTTAATTATTCCTGCCATTATACGTAAGCGTTAATTTGTTGAAACATTCTTTGCAACTGATCTTTTGTAGCACCAGTTGTTCTTCTTAAATTATCTACTGCTTTTACATGATTTTGATTAGCGTAGAAATTTTCTGTACTAGTTTCCATTCCTGTAACTGTACATACTTTTGTTTGAATTTTCTTTCTTCTTGCCATAATTAAATTAAAGTGTTTGGTTAATAAAATACTGTGAAGGTTCAAAACCTTCTGTTTTGTAGAATAAATCGTAAGCTTCTACTGCTCTCTTTACCTTGTCAGCACCTGATGAATAAAAATCAGGTGAACAATCCATTACAGCTATTTGATGCGTTTCCTTATCAATAACTATAAACACAAATTCATATCCAAATAGTTTACTATAGATATATGCTTGAGAATCGTAATTAAAACGGTTAGCAGACCACTTGAAAGCGTTTATATCTTTGGTTGTTTTCAAATCAATTATAAGCTTTTCGTCATGGTTTACAATATCAGCTTTACCCTTCCATAAAGCACCTTCAAGTTCTGCTAAACCAGGCTTCTCATACTCAACATCAATGCCTTTGATTAGTCCACGACATACGTCGTTTTCTAATATTTTTTGTGTCATCAACTCTATTTGATCAACTTCATGTTGTAACAAACAAAGTTCCCCACCAGACATTTCTTTGTATGCTTTTGTATTTCTTGTACTACTTTCGATAACCTTGTATTTCTTAAGCTTGTCAGGTTCGAGTATCGCAGTGTGGAAATATCCACCTACAAGAAATGCTGGGCTTGGTTTGGATTGTACGCCAAGGGCTAAGGGATTAGTTAGTAAAGTTTTGATATCACTATTGCTAAGAAACTGTTTACCAAATTCTCCATAATAGTTTTCATCAGACTTTAATTTTTCTAATACCTTTTTCTTGTTCATACTAAAGTGTTGTTAACTTCTTTTCTTGTTCTGAAGTTAATTGATACTTAGCTTTAATAGCGTCAATCTTTCCACCGGCTTTAATATAGTCTATCGCTTTTTGTACATCAGCTAAAGCTTGTTTAGGCTTTGCTTTGAAAGCTGAACTCTTTTTGCCGTGATCGTTTGTTGCATCACTGTCTTGAGTATCATCAATTAATAATAAATTACCTAACGCATATTTTTTTGCGTAACTCGATGCACTACCAAATTGTTGTGGAGTCTGCATACCTTTTTGGTTGAGATCCACACCAACTATTGCAACAGCCTCTAATTCCATACCGTCTTGATCTAACAACTTTGCAGTTGTTTTGATTATAGGCATAGGATTAGTTTCAATTAATTCTTCATTAATCGTGACTGCGACTCCTAACTCTAAGAGAAAGGGTTTTATGCTTTCGAGAATGTCTTCGGCTGACCTAAAGTAATATTTGCCGAATGAATTAAATCTACTTTTCTTCGATTTAAATTTTGTTTGCAGGGTTGCTAGTTTTTGGTTTATGGTCATAATAATATAATTACATAAATTAAATTAAACTTAAACGGTATTTGCTACCGTAACTTACAGGTAATCAAGCACTTGCGAACTATCTACGTTTTCGATAAGGCAATGTATAGCATCCCGTTTTATCTGTGAAATACGTACATGAGCAGTCGCAACATTGATTCCTAGTTTAGCTGCAATTTCATTCGCAGAATGTTTATCGCAGTCTAGTCCATAGCTCATTCTTAATACATCATATTGCACTGGTGTTAAATGTGTTCTCATCAATGACAATAAATATGTATTGAGTAAAGCTATATTATATGGTTCAGACTTATCTACAACTTGATAAGCCATGTTATCTTCATCATTAGGTTTATCATCAATACTAGAAAATACACTATTAAAAAACATAGCAACCATCTTTTCATCTTTTGGATTGCGTCTAATTTCATTTAGTTTATGCTCTGGTATTCTAATCTCGCCTCTGTGCATATCTACAGACCTCCGTATCGCGCCTTTAATTCTTTTTGATAAGAATGACTTCAAAGTCTTTTCTTGGTCTTCAGACTCAGCTAAAATAGTTCGGTCTAATTTATTCACAGCAGAGCATAAGCCTGCATTACCTTCTTGAAACAAGTCAAGTATACTTAATACACCTGATGCTTGATCTGACGTAGATTGTTTATGTGCAAGAGTAACAACCAATGGAAGAAAGTTAATTTTAATTTCTTCATCAGTTAATTCTGTATAATCACCATCAACTGGTTTTCTAACTCTTTTTAATTGTTGCTCTACGTCGTTTTTGTACCTAATATAATTTTGAATATTATATTTTCTCATAGTTCTTTATTTAAAAGTTCTTTTTCAATTTTAAGTTGGTTGCCCATGTTTCTGTATATAGTTCTTGTTGAACACTCTAGAAGCTTAGCAAGCTTACTTATGGTTATTTTTTGTTTATCATCATTTAAATCTAACATGCATTGATAAATATCTTCTTCAACTATTTTCTTACTTCGGCCGATTAATTGACCAACAATACTAAGCTTTTCAGATAATGTAAGTATTTTGTTAGGTTTAAATATTACTTTTCTAATTCTGTTTTTAGGTGGCCGTTCAGCATCAGTCATAAAAACTTCATTAACTAATTTATCAAATGCACCACGTGACATTGTAAATGTAACAAAGTTATTTTTAACATTAGCTATATATTCAAATACTCTTTTAAGCTCTTTCATATTTAAGTCACCATTTAAATGTTGTATAACTAAGAAATGCCACTTCAAACTTTTATATGTGGTGATCTTAGCTTTGCTTCTAAATAAAGCATAACATTGATAAGTACCGTTTTCATAATAATCATATATATCAGTTGATTCGGTAGGAACATCCGTAATTGGGGTTCTCCCGTATATAATTCTATTATCATGTAGGTATTTAAAATTTCTTTGTGACATTAGCTGTCTACTAATTATTATTTATTAGCTTTCGTCGCCTTTGGCTTATATGGTTTTCTTACTTTTTTAATCTTGTCTCGTAATCCAAACAAATTTACTGAAATCTGATGTAGGATATGCTTTCTTGTTGTACTCATGTTGTGGTCCATTTAAAATTAATTCAACTTCAACTGCATTATAACAGTCTTTTTGTGGCCAATTGGCCCACCTATTTTCCATCTGCATATATTCATATTGATCTGCAGGTAGATTAGATATTTTAATCATCGTGACTGTACACGATATTGTCGCTACCAACGCCATTAAAGTAATCGTCCATAACGCGGAGCGGAGGTGTTTTGTAAGGTACTTCATTTTTATTACATACTTTATGTTTGTCATTTATATAATAGTTCCAATAACCGTGTATAGCATGCGGTCGTTTATATTCGTCAGGCATACACTGAGGTGGATGTTTATACGGCAATGTCGGCATGTCAATTGGTGCATAAACCAAAGGCTCTGCGCATTTAGTAATTGTTAAATGTCGTTTGCCATATCGTTTAGTATATTCTTCACCTAAAGCTAACATATGTTCATATAGCCAATAATAATGATGAGTATTTTCTCGGACCCAGATAGTTGACGGATGATTCAGGTGCGCTTGCTTGTATGGTACGTTATTACCATTACCAAACACATGGTGTGCCGTGCATAACATTTGCGCTGACTCAAGTATCATCTTCACTTTATGCTTGTCGTACACATATGATGCCGCCAACCGAGGGTCTTCGTGTAAGTAAAATATATTCATAAATCGTTATATAGTGCTCTCATTGCAAAAAGAGAGAATATAATTGTTATTGTTATTATTGCTTCCATTTTATTCTGTACTGTCGTCATGCCAATCTAGCACGTCTTTAACTTTTTCAATATAATTAACTGCATCCATCAATTCTTCTTGTATATGTGTTAGCCACTTGCCAAGAGGTTGATAGTCTTCTTTTAATGTAACACCATATTTTTTATAACCGACTTTAGATCGACTTAAAAACTTTCGTATTACTCTTTCAATAATAATGTCTTTAGGTTTATTCATATTATTCATTTATTATTCCTTGTTCTATTAAATTTCTTGCTGTTCTGCCAAACCAACCTTGCAATGAATATGCTAAGCGGGTGTCGTGTAAATGTTGCCAAGCTTCAATAACTTGGTCTTCGCTTTCAGCTTCTATCCAACCTTCAGCGATTCCTGTTGCTTCGTAATTACTCATAATTTCTAATACATTTAAATAACGGGTGTCTATAACTACCCGCGTTAGTTCTTTGAAAATAAGTAAACGTAGCACGCTGGCCAATATAGTCTTGAATGTTTTCAAGCATATTTTTCAGGTCTTTGTAATTGTAACCTTTACCCGGAGGACAACCAAATTTGTTGCCATCATCATCCATCATTAGGAACTTACCAAGCGTGCCTGCTCGTTTACCTTTACCAATTTCGTAGCCCACGATTGTCGCTTCGGTGTCGCTAAAGTCTTTGAACTTCATTAACCCGTAAGATCGGCCGTGCTTATATAAAGCGCTACCGTCACGTAGTATAGAGCCCTCGTAACCGTTAGAGAGAAACGCATCGCAGTGCATATTCAAAGCTTCTTCGTGTTTTCTTACTCTGTAAGATGGCACGTATTTGATACTTGCACAATAGAAGTCTGCATTAACTAAGTTATGCATTCTAGTTGAGTACTTTTCATAATGAGAATCCATTGAAAAATAATCGTATACATGGAACTGTATCAGGTGTTGTGCATTACGTCTGTCTTCTTCGGTTGGCTTTTGCTTTCTCACAAGCGAGATGATTTTTTCAAAATCGTGTTTCAACTTATGATTATACAATTCGCCGTCAAGTACTACATCTGGTTGTTGTTCAAAGAAAGGTTTAAGAGCCATTTCAATATGTCTAAGGTTCATAAACTTTTTGTCACCTCTTGAGTAAGCGCCGTCTTTTGTAAATACACATCTAACGCCGTCAAGCTTTGGTTGTATGTAATACCCATCCGGTTGTGTATAATCAACTCTGTTGATATCAAACTTGTGGGCTAGCATTGGTTTTATCATTTTAATCTTTTTTTAAGGTTATTTATTCTTCTTTTCATAAACGCAGCGTGTTCATATTCTTCATCTGCTTCATACTTTTTCATTACAGAAGTTAGTTGTTTTATTTCGTCCCATATAATTTCTTTTTCTGAAACTATATCGGAGTATATATCTTCCTTAGCTTCCTTTTGTCGTATGACATCAGCTCCGTAATTAGCGGTTTCAGGATTAATAAACTCATCATATAAATCTATTTTGATTCGGTTATATAATGCTTTATATTCTTCCTCGCTCATATTTATATTATCCATATGTATTCGTGTTTAGTCTGTAATTGAACTCGTTAATATGTCTATTAACCTTTGCGCATTATCTCTACTAAGGTTAACTTTATTTGATTCTGTATTTCTATCATTTCTAATTTCACCAGCAGCAAAGTCTGTGTAATCCATTTCGTCTGTATATTTATCGAGGATTTGTTGTGGTGTATAGCAAAATATTTCTCTGCTAGCCCATTGGTCATAACAAAATATTAAAGGCTCTTTACCATAAAATATAATATAAGTATATTGATGGTCTATTTCATCAGGGTTGTTATATAGATAGCAACTGTCGTAGTAATGATCGAATACTAGTTTTGCCGCTAATGCTGAACCATCTTGTCTGCTATTTACTTTTAACCAGTTTGCTAATTGTACACCTTGCCATTCAGGATAACCATCATGATGTAAATACATATTAACTTTACTGTATTTAGTCATACTTGAAGGTGTAATACCTTTTTTGTAGTGTTTTTGGTTCACTACCATTGTTAAGTTTCTTGTTGCCATAATTAATCTAATAATACCATATAGGCTTTAGGGTTATGTTTTCTAAACCAACTCAATGCTTTTTGCACGTCGTCAATCATCTTATCCGACATATTGCCGAACATCTGAGCACCCATAATAAAATCATACATACTCAATTCTGCACCATCTAACTCATAGCTTTCACCGCTAAATGGATTTGTTACTTTGTCACCTTCAGTGTACCAAGCGCCGTCGAACCAGTCTGGTTTATTCTTCGTCATCATATTCATATCCATCGTTTATTACTTCGTCAACTTTATCTGCATGTAAATCATCATACACATCAGACCACCATGTTTCTAATTCATAATTAAAATCATCTTCCATATCATCCCAAATGTGGTCAGCAATCCATACATCTCTACCTTGTACTAAAGTAGTAAGAGCTTCTTCAGCAAAAGCTTGATGGTCAGCATAATAATATACTTCACTACTAAAATCTTTTGGACCGTTATCGTGAGTTGTCATTGCATACACATCATAGCTATCCGCAGTTGATTCAGTATATATTAGCAAACCTTCGCTGCCTTGTGCCCAAGCACTTCTATTATCTAGATTACCACCGTATTCAGTAGCAATATACTCAAGAATCCATCCTGCGTCTGGTTCTTGCATTATACCGTCTTCAACGTCTAGTTTTTCAACGATATCATCATAAGTTAGTTTCTCGTTTTTCATTTATTAAATTTAAAATATATTCATATATGGCTTTCTGCCTTTTCTTGTACTCAATTACACTTAAATGTAATTCCATAGGTACAAACTTCGTTGCTAGACCGTTATCAATATCGAATTGGTCTGCCTGTATTTCGTTTTCAATTGTTTTGATTTTAGCGTAAACTTTATCGTACGCACTTGTATTTAAACTCATTGCTTAATAATTTCGTCACCGTACAACATACCATCAATTGTTAGCTTTCTAGTATCAAGGTTAGCCCATAATACTAAATCTTTAATGTTAGCAATTGATAATTCTTGCCATAGTGTTTTAGACATTAACATGTATTTGATTCTACTCACTGATTCATATTTTTTACAGTTTTCGTTCAGTGCTTTTCTGAATTTCGGTTTTAATTGTTTATATAAGTTTTGCATATCGTTTATATTATCCGTATTAGTTCGTATTTAGTTTGTATTTGGATTAGCTACACCGTTATAATCAAATGCTTCGGTTAGCATCCATTCACAGTCTTTACTTCTGTGTCCGTTATCATATAAAAAATCTTCATGTTGATAATCATCATCCCAAAATATCTCTGAGACATCATACTTGTGTACTGTTCCATCTGAGAAATCTAGTACCCACATATACATATTTTCTGGTATCATACTGTTTCTTCATAAATGCCGACTAACTCACTGGTTATCAGCGTTATACATGCCGCTACTATATTGAAAGGTATTAGCGTATACCCGACAATTCTTACTGTACTCTTCAGAATTGACACATAAAAATGTTTCTGTGCGTTTGGATGTTCCATAGTGGACGCGGCAGGATTCGAACCTGCGTTACCGAGTTTCGGTTGGATTCAGCTTTCGCTTACTGTTACCGAGTTTCGGTCAATACCTCATCGCGCCCTAAAAAGGTGAGCTTCATCGAGCCTCTCTTTGCAACCTCGTCAGGTACTACACGCCAACGACCACGCATTTGTGGGTACGACGTCGAGCCTTTAATCCACTCACCTATCAGGCAATTCACTTACGTGTAAGTTAGTGTGACTTTCGTCTCCTATTTCTTACCTAATTAAGCTACTCGTCCTGTATTATTTTCTTCGCCAAGCTTTATGTACTGCGGCACTTAGTTCTTGACTTACTACTTGCACCTCTACCATTTGCTTGTTAGCAATGATAGGTACGTAACTGTATTGTTGTACGGTTGAACAGTTAACACACGTGTTATATCCGAGCTTTACTCTACCGATTGGTATTATATTATTGCATTTACATTTTTTCATACAATTATATTATCCATTAAGATTCGTGTTTAGTTTGTATTTCGTGATACATCATTTCAATTGCTCGTTTCATGACGTGTGAATGTATAGCATTATAAGTATCACCTTCTTGAGGATAATCCTCTAATTGCCAGTCTATACTATCATACATCAATTCTTTAGTGACATCCGCTATTCCTCTAGCGATATTGTCTAGTTCTTTCATTTTACTCATAGTATTTTATTATTATATTTAAATAAATTTACTGATGCTTGTCTGAATTTCCATTCATTTTCACGGTAATTTCGATCGACACACCATTTGTACCAAGCTCTAGTCATATTGTTAGAACCGTATTTTGCTTCAAATTCTTCAACTTGTTTAAGTTTTCTTGCAATTTGTTCCGCTGAATAATCTTTAAATTCCATATTCTATATATTCTTCAATTGTTACCCATTTATCAATTTCGTGTGAGTAAATCATTCCGTCTACTATATGTTCGTCTTTAAAATTCATATTCATATATATTATCCAAGTTTGTTCGTATTTAGTTTGTAATCGTTCCATCTTCCAGTATAACTGTACTTTTTAAACTTTGAAAAAGTTGATTTTTGTGGTACTTTATACCTTCTATTACCCATTCCTTTACATTTACCGTAAACTTTTGCCATTTCATAATGGTCATGAGCTTGTTTTCGTTTCTTTTCTTCTACATATTTCAGTAGTTCTTTCATATTAGTTACTTTCATATAGTTATTGTAGTATTATAATATTCGTGTATTTCTTCAATTGCTTGGGTAAAATCGTCTTTGTCAATTGTACCGTCATTTAGTTTAGTTATTTGGAAACCTATTTCTTCCATTAGTTTTTCAAAATTTTTCATATCAATTATATTATCCAGTTATTATCGTATTTAGTTTGTATTTTCATTATGGTTGTACATTTGAATTCTTAAGTATTCGTAGTCTAGTAAGTGTTTTAATTCATAATCATCTAAAGAAATTACTCTATAAACATCATCACCGAATTCCATTACTAAGTCAACTAAGTTAGTTACTATATTTTGTACATTGTCATAGTGTCGGTTGAACTTATCTCTTTTCACTAAGTAAGTTAATTCACTGTACTCTTGAATTACGTCGTTGTAAACGTCTTCTCTATCTAGGTTAAATTTATTTATATTCATTTTAAATTATTTATAAGTTATATATTTTATTTACACTTATATTATCCAATTGACTTCGTATTTAATTTGTAAAATAAAAGTATACTATTTGTTTACAAATGTAAAATAGTTTACAAATGTAACACAATACCTACAAGTGTAGTAAATAAAATAAAAAAGGTGACATTAGGTTATTAAAGTATATATAGTAACTAGCTTTTGTCACATTATTTACTTATTATTTAGGTATATGTAGTAATGCTATACACCATCCCCGCGTAGTTTGGTGTACCGGTAAGAATAAACTCAACTATGCAGTCAAGTCTATTCTTTCGATTACAACGTCTCTGACATTGCTTGGCATATCAGTACTTTGAGACCAGTACTTTCTTTTAATCCAGCATGGCATTAACTTTAATTTAGGTAACATTACTTTAAGAACCTCATCGTGGTTGTAAGTTATTTGCTGACCTTTATTGTTTACGAAAGTAATGATTTGATTTCTTCCGTACCAGTTCTCTCTTACCACGAAATTGTTTCTTGTAATTGGTGGAAAGATTTCGCTTAACTCTTTTTTAGTTAGCTTACTGATTGCATTGTTTAATTTAGAATTATTCATAAGTTATAAATTTTATAGTTTTATTAATTATTATTTACACTTATATTATCCAAACAACGTCGTATTGTGTTTGTAAAAGGCAAAAAGTTTTAACAAAATTGTTGTAAATAACCCCCCGTGGGGTAAAATATTTTGATTTTGTTTTATGGTATACAAAGGAAATACGGTAATGTAACCCATAACCTCTATATGCGACACTAGCTAATAATATATACTTAATAAGTATCTATTGTCACGTAATAATAAAGTATGGCACAAAAACTAAGTACAAGAGCAAAAGCTGCTAAAAAAGCAAGAGATAAGAAAACTGCAATGACATCAAGAAGAAGAAAGATGAAAGCAGAAAATCAAAGATTAAGAAGAGCAGCAAAGAAAAAAGGTAAAAACCTTAAAGGTAAAGACTACGATCATAAAACGAAAAGGTTCACTTCTGTAAAGGCCAACAGAGGAAATAGAGGTAAAGGAACCAAAAAAGAATAATTATGGCTAAACTCACAACTTACATCAATCAAAACCCAAGTGATGACGATCTATTAGTAGGATCAGAATTTATATCAACCAATAATTATAAAACAGGTAATTATAAATTAAAAGACTTAGCAACATACTTTTCTAGTTTCTTTATACAAGAAGGTACTGCATATAATTTAGCAAGTTTTGATCAGAACATTACACTCAATACAAACAATATTTCAGCAGAAGCAAGTAAAGTAACTGAACTACAAACACAGTTTACTTATAATGGTACTAATATAACAGGTGTCGCAGATGCGTTATCAACACATATATCCACAACAGTAAGTACAGCTACAACTGCGGTAGCAACAGATTTAGACAAACTCGAAGCAGTATTCACACAAGACGCAAATAAAAACGTTACAGGTATACAAGGTGTATTATCTACAGCAGTAACATCGCATGCTAACTCAGCAATTGCAACAGCAAGCTTAGCTTCAGCATCTTCTGTAACTTCATTAACATCGACAGTAAACAATAACACTGCTAGTATAAGTACTAACCAAAGTACTATAGCTACAGTTGAAGGTTATGCAGAATCAAGATATTCGTTAAAGCTAGATGCTAACGGTGCGTTTGCTGGTATGTCTATACTTGCAAGCAATGGTGCCACATCAGATCCTTTTTCAGAAATAAGATTCACAGCAGACTCATTTAAAATATATAATGGTGGCACAGCTAGTGCATCTAATAGTTATGATGCGCCTTTTGAAGTTGTAAACAATGTTGTAAAAATTAAAAGTGCTAATATAGGTACGGTATCATTTGGTGATTTAAGTAATGTACCAAGTACTTTTGTAACAACAGTAGTATATGCAGATAACTCAAGTGGTAGTAACGCATCGACAACACAAGGTTCAAGAAACTTTTATGCTTTAGTACAACAATCTACAGCATGGTCGGATGGGGATAGTATCCCGTCTGGTACCGTGTTCAATCAAATTACAGGTAGTACAGGTACTAACGGGAACGACGCCAAAACTGTAAAGCTAACTTCAAGTGCTTTTGTTGTAGCATACGATGCAGAAGGAAACAACCCAAGTCCATCAAGTATAACATTAACGGCAAATTCTACAAACTTTAGTAACGGATTTTATAAATTCACCGGTGGCGGTAGTAATTTTACAGATGAAACATCATTTACAGATGGTAGTGCACAAAACCAAGATACTGCCACAGTTAATATGCCTGCATCATTATTTTCAACACCATTGTCATTTAGAGCAGGTGTAGCAGAAGGCGGACAAACAGAAGTTGCTTTTGATACAATAAATGTTGTAGCTGTAAAACCTGGACAAAATGGTTTCACAAGTGTATTAACAAATGAATCACATACGGTGCCTGCTGCGAGTAATGGTAATGTAACTAGTTACACTGGTTCTGGTACAACAATAGTAGTTTTTGATGGAGGCACAGAATATAACAGTGTAACAGGAACACCGGGTAATAATGAATTTAAAGTAACAGCAGCGGTAACTTCAGGGTCGATAACAATAGGTACACAAACAGTATCGGGTAATCCTGCTGTTTTTGGTGATCATAGTAATATGACAACTGATTTAGTTATTATTGAGTATACCATAAATATTGAAAATACAACTACTGTTAAAAAAATACAAACAATAAGTAAATCAAAACAAGGGTTAACGGGTGCAGCCGGAGCAAATGGTGCTGCTGGTACAGACGCTAGAGCTGTAAACTTAACTGCGGGTGATTTAAGTTTTGAATATAATACTTCAGGTGCTTCACCTTCTCCTAGTACAGTTACTGTAACTGCAACAGCATTAAATACAACAGGTACTGTATATTATGAGTTCTTTAAAAATGATGTAAGTTTAGGAACACCTGGAACAGCTAATACTTTTACATATACACCTCAGGCTAGTTTTTCTAACATGCCTGAAAAAATAGAAGTACAAATAAGAGAAGGCGCTACAAATAATCCAATACTTGCTAGGGATCAAATAACAATGATTGGTATAAAACCTGGCACAGACGGTACAGATGGTACTTCACCTTATAATGCTACTTTAAGTAACGAAGCACATACATTACCTACAACAAATACAGGTACGGTAACATATACTGGTTCCGGCACAACAATAGATGTATTTAAAGGAACAACACAATTAAATAGTGTTACTGGTACTCCAGGAACAGGTGAATTTAAAGTAGTTGCAACCGCTACAAATATAACTGCCGGTGCACAAACAGTTTCTGGTAACCCAGCCGTATTCGCAGATCATAGTGCGATGACACAAAACAATGCAACTATAAGTTATGCTATTAATTGTGAAAATGCCACAACATTAACTAAAGTACAATCTTTATCAAAATCTATTCAGGGTGATACGGGAGCTACCGGAGGTACAGGTGCTACTGGGGCAACAGGGGCTAGATCAATATCTGCTTATATATTTCATTCAACACCTTCAACAAATGCTCCATCATTCAATTCATCTGGTGTAACTTTTAGTTTTAGTAATAATACTTTTAGTAATTTACCAACTGGTTGGAGTAATGACGCACCAGAAGCAACACCTGGATCAGGTAGTAATAATTACTGGCATATAAAAGCAACTGTAGTTGAAGGTTCTCCATCTAATACAATAACATTTGGTAACGTTACTAGAATGTTTGGATTTAGTGGTTTAGTTACATTTACAGGGACAGGTAATAATACTTTAACTGACGGAACAACTAACTTTAATTATACAGCTATTGATGGTAGTAATATAACAACAGGTAATATTGCTAGTGCTGATTACTCATATTCTTCAGGAAATTTTTCATCCGATGGTACTGAAATAAGTTTAACAGATGGTAGAATAAGATCTAAGAACTTTGCAATAGCATCAAATGGAGATGCATTTTTTAAAGGAACTATAACTTTAGGAAGTACTGATTTAACAGAAAGTAATACATTAAATGCGAATACTACTAAAGCACAAGTTGGTTTAGGTAATGTAGATAACACTTCTGACGCAGATATACAAGCGGCTACACTAGCAGCGGCCACAAAAGCAGATGTAGGGTTAGGAAATGTTGATAATCAATCTGCGGCAACGATACAAGCAGGGACAACAAAAGCAAATGTGGGGTTAGGAAATGTGGATGATTTATCAGCAGCGGATATTCGATCAGGTACAACTAAAGCTAATGTAGGATTAGGAAATGTAGATAATGACTCTACAGCAACAATAAGATCTGTAGGTGCAGCAACATCCGGTACAATAGCAGGATGGAAACTAGATGCTAATAATATATATAGCGGCTCAGCTCCAGATACTTCTGGCTATACTACAGGAGGTATTACTTTAAATAAAAACGGTTCAATACACGCTAAACAATTTTATATAGATACAAGCGGTAATGCATTTTTTAAAGGTGCATTAGCCGCAGCAACTGGAACGTTCAGTGGTAGTTTATCAGCCGCTAGTGGTACATTTAGCGGTAGTTTATCATCAGCTGGTGGTACATTTACAGGTGATATACAAGTTAGTAGTGCTGCTACAATTGGAGGTACTGCCACAAGTAATGATGCTAATGGTAGGCCAACTGCTTTATTTTTGAAAAACTTAGGCTCAGTATCAAATAATGATGCCTCGGTTGCTATGGAAATGCAATCGGCATCAAGATATCATCATGTTATAGAAATGACTGGAGGTGGTGGTACATCTGGTAACTTTGATTTAAATGCTGAATATAGATTAGGTAAATCATTAGTTACAGGATCAGAAGGCGACAACTATTCGTTTATTGTAACCAAAATGAATGGTGGTGGATTAATCATACCAAATCAAACTGCAAATAGCACAACAGCATCTGCTGATTATTCAAATGGTATGAGTATTCATTTTAATTCAAATGATGCATCAAGAACCACTAGCTCAGGTAGATTACATGTTAGTGAATACTACAAAACATTTTTCTTAGATGTACCAAGTGCGCAAGGTAGTTCGGGTACATATCAAAATGATATATTCCAAATAAGAAAATTTGTTAGTGGATCACCTGGTAGTGAATATTCATTATTTAAAATTGATACAAATAATCACGCTTACTTTAGAGGTACTATTTATGATATGAATAACAATGCATATTATTTAGATATGAATAATACTGGCGATTCATTAAAAGTAGCAGGCGATGTAGTTGCTTTTGTATCATCAGATAAAAGATATAAAGATAATATAGTTAATATATCTAATCCATTAGATAAATTAAATAAAATAAATGGTGTATCATTTGTTTGGAATGAAACATCACATAAAGAAACAGGTAAAAAAGATATTGGAGTTATTGCACAGGAAATTGAAGAAGTATTACCTGAAATTGTAGAAACAAGAAACAATGGTTATAAAGCAGTTGATTATCCTAAATTAACAGCATTATTAATTGAAGCTGTAAAAGAGTTATCAGATAAAGTTAAAAAATTAGAAGATGGCATTACCAAGTAGCGGTGAAATATCTATGCAAGATATAAATACCGAATTAGGCGATTCAAATCCTAATTCAAATGAAATTAAGTTAGCAGGTGGTTCAACCCCTTTAGCTATTAGTTTATTTGGATTTGCCACTAGCTCTGTAAATAAAACAGCGCCTCATAGAATAAGTGAGTTTCACGGTTACACTCATGTAGGTGGTGGTGATGGTCCTCCTCCTCCTGGTGGCGGTGGACCTTAAAATATTTAACAACCACGTAATTATAGTATTATAAACCAAAACCAATGACATTTTATTACAAAACCTATTCCTGGGCGAATAATAGTAACCAAGGAATATCCGAAGAAACCAAGAAGACATGGGAATTTTTCGCAGACAAAAAAAATTGGAGAATTGTTCAATTACCAAATGGATTTTATCAAACCGAATGCAAAACCTTAGATGCGCATGGTGAACCAAATGGCGATTGGCATGATATAACCAGAAGAGAAACCATTGAATCAGCAGAGGCTGCAATCGATGGAAGTATCGAACATTATAACAAAAGATTAGAGTTCGCTAAAGGACCTAAAGTTGTTAAAACCTTTAAATAACCACTTATAAAAAATTTAATTTAATGGAATACAATAACCCAAGTGAGATAGTTAAGGATCTTTCCTTCGGGAAGGATGCCAGAGAAAAAATAATGGCAGGCGTAGATAAATTAACTGATGCAGTTAGATCTACATTAGGAGCCTCGGGAAAATGCGTCATATATGAAGACGCACTCGGAAGACCGGTGATAACAAAAGACGGTGTAACGGTTGCAGAATCAGTAGTCTTACTGGATCCGGTCGAGAATATTGGCGCTACTTTAATTAAAGAAGCTGCCAAGAATACAGTGAAAGAAGCAGGCGATGGTACCACAACGGCTACCGTCCTTGCTCATTCATTATTGCATTTAGCAAATGATAAAAAATATGCTCAAACTGTAAGACCTATTAAAGAAGGTATATTATCAGGTATGAATAAAGTAATTCAATATCTTGATGATAATGCAGTTGAAGTAAAAGACGATATGCTTGAAAGCGTAGCTGAAATTAGTTGTAACAATGACAAAGCTCTCGGAAAGATCATATCGCAAGCCTATTCAAAAGTAGGAAAGGATGGTGTCGTCCTTATGGAAGAGTCTGAGACCCATGACACTCACGTTAAATTTGTTGAGGGCACTAGAATAAATTGCGGACTCAAATCGCCACATTTCATGACAGACAAGGATAAAGGTAAAGCAGTACTAGATAATCCGTACGTACTGATAGTATCCTCGCCAATACCCAACATCCGTAAAATACAAAGTGTATTGGAGTTTGTTATAAAATCGAAAAGGAGTTTGTTGATCGTTGCAAGCGTAGAACAACAACCTTTAGCGGCATTACTTGCTAATAAAGTTAAAGGTAATATAAAAGTAAATGTTGTGGATTTGCCTGGATTCGGTCCAACAAAACAAGATACAATTGAAGACCTTGCGATACTTACCGGAGCTAAAGTCATAAATGAAGAATTAGGTGATGATCTTGATTTAATACAACCTGATGTTTTAGGCCAGGCTATTCAGTCGGTTACAGATGATAAACATACGGTATTACAAACAATTGACCAAGGTGTTGTTCTCAATGAAAGAATTGAAGTAATTGAAAACAAAATAAAAGAAGAAAAAAATCCATTCTTTAAAAAGAAGCTACAAGAAAGATTAGCAATGTTAAACGGACAAGTAGCAATGATTAAAGTTGGTGCAAACTCTAAAGTTGAAATGAAGGAAAAGAAAGATAGAGTTGAAGACGCTATATATGCTACAAAAGCAGCTTTACAAGAAGGTATTGTTTCAGGTGGTGGTGTTGCATTATTAGATGCATCATTCTCAATAGTACCTGAAAATGATGGTGAAGCTATTTTATTACAAGCTATAAAAGCACCATACGCAGCAATATTAGATAATGCAGCATTAGAATATAAAGAATATAGTAAGGCTGGTATTGGTATTGATGTTGTAGAAAATAAAAAAATTAATATGGTTGAAGCTGGTATTATAGATCCAGTATTAGTAACTAAAACAGCATTAAAAAATGCGGTTAGTGTTGCGAATACCATATTTTCAGCAGATTGTGTAATTAATAATATAAGAGATTATGAAAGCAATTAATTACTTTGTCGTTGTTGAAAAAATAAAAGAAGAACCTAAGAAAGTAGCAGGTCTTGAATTAACTGAAGACCAAAATACTGATGTTAGGTATTTAAAAGGAAAAGTTATATCTGCTGGTCATTTAGCAGAGGTAATTAGTAAAGATGATATAGTATATTACGATAAACATGCTGGTCATGGAATTGAATGGAAAAATAAGCTATATTATGTTTTAAAACTTGGTGATATAGTATTAGTCGAATGAGATTAAGTGCTAGTGACATAAAAGATTTAAATTTACTAAAATATTACAGGCTCATCCGAAAATGGGCCTGTAAAACATATGGACTAAAAGATGCCGATTTAGAATTACTTATTTATTTAGATTGCAAAGAGCGATTTACACGTAATGATTTTATTGATGGTACCTATACATATAGTTGGGATAAAAACAGATGGGAAAGACTCAGAAAAGACGGATGGATAGATGTGTGGAGGCATCGTAATAGAACAACTATAAAATATAGTATATATAAAACTTCTTTTAAATGTAAACAATTAATTATGCGAATATATCGTATAATGCTTGCGGAAGAAGATTTACCAACAAGTGAACGAAGCACGTTCTATAATAATAAATCATATACAGATAAAGTTTATAATAAAGCTATAGATGATATGATTAAAGATAAAAATAGATAGCTATGCCTTATGTAAGCGCAGCCCAACGTAAAGCAGTGTGGGCTTCAAAAAACGAACAAAAAAAGAAAAAAAAGAAAGTTAAACGTAAAAAAAGAAAATAATTATGCCTTACGGAAAAAAGTCACCAATGACTAAAAAAGTCATGAAAAAGAAAAAAGTTAAAAAAGCTAAAAAAAGTAAAAAATACTAAAATGGCAAAAAAATTAACCGCAAATCAAAAACGAATAGCTAGAATGGCACCACCGTTTAATAAAATTACTGGTGCTGATTTTAAAATGCTAAGAAAAGGAAAAAAGTCTAAACGTTATGGCAAGTAAAAACGCTCCTTCAAGAAAAAAATCTCTAGGATATTATGCTAAGGTAAAAAAAGGTAAAGGCACTGGTTCTAAAGCTGGTGGCGGAATGACTAAAAAAGGTGTAGCTAAATATAGAAGAGATAATCCTGGGAGTAAACTTAAAACTGCAGTTACGACACCACCGTCTAAATTAAAAAGAGGTAGCAAAGCTTGGAAAAGAAGAAAAGCATTTTGTGCTAGATCTAGAAGCTGGACAAGCGAAAGGGGTAAAGCTGCAAGAAGAAAATGGAACTGTTAATATGAAAAGCAGAGGATTAGGCGATAGTATACATAAATTTACAACTAAAACAGGTATTAAAACAGTTGTTGATAAAATATCTGAAGGTTTAAATATTCCATGTGGCTGTGAAGCAAGACGACAAGCTTTAAATAAAGCTGTTCCTTATAAAATGAAAAGAAATAAATAATGGCTGATAAAAAGAAATTTAAAGACACAACAGTAGGTAAATTATTATTTGGTGCTGCTTCAGTTGTTTCACCACAACTTGGAGCTGTATTAAATGGTGTAACTTCACCTAAAGATGCAATTGCAGAAATAGGTAAAGCAAAAATATCTACAGACGATAAAATTAAATTACAGCAATTAATATACGATCAGCAGAATAAAGAAATGGAAGAAATAAGTTTAAGATGGAAGGCAGATGCTACTTCTGGATCTTGGCTTGCGGCAAACGTACGACCTATGGTTTTAATATGGTGTATTGTTGTTTTTTCATTTGCTGGTATATTAGATTCTGTAAATTCAGTAGACTTTCAAATAAACGCATTATGGAATGACACTTTCGAGAAGGTTATGATGGCCGTTGTTATTTCCTATTTCGGTTCGCGTGGGGTTGAAAAGTCTATTAATGTTATAAAAAAATAAAACTAAATGGCAAAAATTAGTAGTTATAATTTAGACACTACCGTATCTAAAAACGATAAAGTTATTGGTACAGATTCAGGTGGTAGTACTACTAAAAATTTTAAATTAGAAGATGTTGCAAATTTTTTAAACAATTCTAGTTTATTAAATGTAAATGGTCAAGTTATATATAAATTTTCAACATCAACATCACCAACTGCAGGAACATTTGTAATAAGTGGTGGAGGAGCAACTGGTACTAATTTAAATGCTATAACTCATTTAATATTTCATCATCAAGATACTAATAATGATAATATAGCTGAGTATTTACAATATTTTAATGGTTTGTTTGTTATGCTTACACAAACAGATGATCAAAATAATTTTGCTCAATATAGTGCTACTGTTTCTTCTAATACACCAAATCAAACAGATTTTTTTTTAACACACAGAGAAGGTAATGGTGCAATAGTAGCAGATAAGCATTATGCATTATCTTATTCACCAAAAGGACAAACAGATAAAAATTTCGTTTCTAACAATATTAGTTTTACAGCAAATACAGCTCAAACAATTAATCATAATTTAGGAAAATTTCCATCTGTAACAATAGTAGATTCAGCAGGATCACATGTTTTTGGTGATATACAACATGTAAACACAAACTCATTCACAATAACATTTACTTCATCTTTTACAGGTAAAGTATACGTAAATTAAAAAAAATATGGCACTCACATACTTAACAGATATTAACTTAAATAAAAATGAATTACAAAATGCTGTAGTTCAAAATTTAGGATCAGCACCGAGTTCGCCTGTAGAAGGACAGATATATTATGATAGCACTAGTGGCGATAAATCAATATATTTTTATAATGGCTCTGCTTGGATAAATATATCAGGTGATATATCAGAAGTTATAGCTGGTGCAGGTTTAACAGGGGGTGGTGCTTCTGGATCAGTAACATTAAATGTTGTTGGTGGTACCGGTATTACAGCAAATTCAAATGATATCGCAATTACAAATACAGGTGTAACTGCAAATTCTTACGGGTCTTCAACAGCAATACCAGTTATAACTGTAAATGCACAAGGGCAAATAACAGCAGCTAGCACAGCAGCTATTAGTACAGATTTAACAATTGCAGCAGATTCTGGTTCAAATGATACAGTAACATTAGGAACTGATACATTAACATTTGCTGGTACATCAAACGAAATAGAAACCACAGTAAGTAATAACCAAATACAAATTGGATTACCAAACAATGTAACAGTTGGTGGTAATTTAATTGTTTCTGGAAATTTAACTGTTTCAGGTACGACTACAACGGTTAATACCGAAACAATACTTCTTGCTGATAATATTATTACTTTAAATAGTAATGCAACAGGAACACCTAGTGAAAACGCAGGTATTGAAGTTGAAAGAGGCGATTCTACAAATGTAGTATTAAGATGGAATGAAGGAAGCGACATTTGGGAATATACAAAAGATGGTTCAAATTATAAAACAATTCAAAACGTACAAGAAAGTACATTTGCAACATCTATTGGCGACGGCTCAGCAACATCATACGCTGTTACTCATGGCTTAGGTACAAAAGATGTAATTGTTCAATTATATGATGTAAGTTCAAATGATACTGTAATAGCAGATGTTGTAAGAACTTCAACAACAGTAGTCACAGTTACTTTTGGTGCTGCACCTTCTACTAACGACATCAGAGTACTAATAAGTAAAATAGGATAAATTAAAATTTAATGGCGCAAAAGTTTCTAACCGATATAGAACTTACGCGAGGCCTAAAAGACTCCTCTGGAGATTTAGGTTCTTCAGGGCAGGTATTGTCTTCCACGGGAACAGGATTAAATTGGATAACAAATGCAGCTACAGCTTCAGTTGTTTATCAAGATGGTTTTACAGGCGATGGAACAACAACTGCTTTTACGTTAGCTAATAGTATAGATAACGAAAATAAAACACAAGTATATTTAGACGGTGTATACCAACATAAAGATACATATTCTTTAAGTGGTACAACTCTTACCTTTAGCACCGCTCCACCGAATTCAAGTGACATAGAAGTAATATCTTTTGCTAGTATAACAGCTGACGGGGATATATTAACAGACAGTGAATTTTCATCTGCTGGTTTAATGACAACTAACGGGTCGGGTGTGTATAGCATAACTACAAATAATTCTTCAAACTGGAATACAGCTTATACATATTCACAAGTTGGACATTTGCCATTAGCAGGTGGCACGTTGACAGGAAACATAATATTAAATGATAGTGTACAAGCTAGATTTGGAACTTCAGGTGATCTTCAAATATATCACGATGGAAGTAATTCTTATATAAATGAAGTTGGTACTGGAGTTTTAGCAATACAAAGTGATGGTACAGAAGTACAAATAAATAAAGGATCTTCAGAATATATAGCTAGATTTATAACTGATGCAGGGGTTAAATTATACTATGATAATTCTTTAAAACTTGAAACATTAACTGATGGTGCTAAAATACATGGTGAATTTTATATAGATGAAAAAATTACACACACAGGAGATGGTGATACTTATTTACAATTTCAAACAGATAGACAAACATATGTAGCAGGTGGTGTTGAATTTATTGATTTTGCAAATACAACGCAAGACTATATAACAATAGGTGGATCAAGTGATATTGATACCAAAATGCAAGGTGGTTCAGGTTATATATTTATACAAGGCAGCAATGGATATATAGGTGTTAACGATGCCTCACCTAGTTATCCTTTAGATATTGCGGGTAATACAAATGTAGGCGGTGAATTAAATGTAAGAAACGTTATTTATGGTTATGCTGGTGCAGGTAATCAAATAGGTGGTGTAAGTTGGACTAGCACCGATAGTGGATTTTTATTTGCTAAAACTGGAAATGTAACAAAAGTATTGTTAAATTCTAATGGTTCATCTTACTTTACTGGAGGAGCTGTAGGAATTGGAACTACATCGCCTGATACTAAACTGCATGTTGAAGAAAGCGATACAACTCCTGTATTTTTAAAGACAGAAAATAGTGCAGGTGCTTTATTAGTTGGAAATAATGCTGCAGGTAATAGTTTTGTTTCTTCACAAACAAGTGGTAAGGATTTATTATTGGAAACAGCGAATACAGAAAGAATGCGTATTACGAGTGCGGGTAATGTAGGAATTGGAACTACGAACATTAATGGTAATCTTCAGTTTTCTAATGCTGCAGAAACAAGAAAAATTGTATTATATGAGGGAGCTAATAATGATTATCAATTTTATGGACTTGGTGTTGAGAGTTCTACTTTTGTTTATTCAGTATATACAACAGGTGATGACCACGTTTTCTTTGCAGGTACAGGTTCTTCTTCAAGAAATGAATTAATGAGAATAGGTGGTGATGGTAAAGTTGGTATTGGAACTTCTTCACCTACTAATTTACTTGATATAAAAAGCAATGGCAATAGTAAAGGGTTAGACATACATCATTCTAATGGGAATATGGTTGCTCAGTTAATACATGGAGGTAGTGGTGATGAAGGGCAATTAAAACTTTATGATAGTAATACAGAAACAGTAAGAATATCTGGTGAAAATAATATTGCAAGTTTTATAAATTCAGGAAATGTAGGAATCGGGGTAACATCACCTTCAGAAATTTTACAAATAAATAAAAATAGCGCAGGAAATGTAGTCGGTGGATATTTTACAAACTCACAAGCAAATACAGGTGCAGAACAAGTTAGTTTAGCATTTGGACTAAATAGAAGTGGTGGAGATTTTGTAAGACAAATAAAAGCAATAACGTTTGGTGCAGAACAACAATGGACAGGGACACCAAGTACAGTTGATGGCTTTTTGTCATTTAGTACAGTTGCAGACGAAACTGTGGCAGAAAAAATGCGTATTACAAGTGCGGGTAATGTGGGAATTGGGACTACATCTCCTAGTCATCGTTTGCATGTTGTTAGCGCTGGTAATGGAGAAATAAAAGCTGAAAGAACAAGTGGTGCAGCAATTTTAACACAAGCTCAATCTGCACTTGGTAGATTTGGTACAACTACAAACCACAATCTGCAACTTATGGCCAATAGTACAGGGGCAATGACTATTACTACTGCAGGAAACGTAGGAATAGGAACTACATCCCCAACAGCTAAATTAACAATTAATAATGGCAGTACGGCTGGTGGTAGTTTATTAACAAGCTCATCTTCTAGCTATACTGCTCATTTTATAGCTAATACAGGATCAGGTAATGCAGGGATTTATTGTGATGCTTCTAATGGTGATTTTATTGGAAGTGATTATGTTTTCTTTGGGCAACACGATGATAAATGGGCGCAAATTAGCACAGGGGCCTCTGCGAGTGGTATACGTTTTATGCCAGCAGATAGTATTAGAATGGTAATAAATAACAGCGGAAATGTTGGTATTGGGACGACTTCACCTAGTGATAAATTAGAAATAGCAGCTGCAAACTCACAAGTTAGATTAACAGATACTGATGACAGTAAATTTTGTCAATTTAGTTATTCAGGCGGTAAATTAGTGTTAAGAAATAATTCTACTACGACAACAACAAATCAATTTACTTTAACAGAAGATGGTAATTTTGGAATAGGAACGATTTCGCCTGCAGTTAATTTACATATTGCAAGCAGTACTCCAAAATTAAGATTACAAGATACAGATGGGGGTTACACTGAATTTGCAGCCAATAACACGGATTTAGTTATAAAAGTAGATCCTGATGATGCGGTTGGTAGTTCTACAATACAATGGGAAATTGATGGGTCAGAATATATGCGATTGCAGCAACAAGGTAGATTGGGTATTGGGACGACTTCCCCCGCTAAAACATTAGATATTAGAACAGATAATGGTGTATTAATAAAAGGTGCAAGCGGTACCACTAATGCTAGTTTATCATTTCTTCCAGCAAGTGGCGGTAGAGAATATGCTTTTTCAAATGATGGTTCAAGTTTTTATATTAAAGATATTTCAGCAGATTTGACTAGAATGTATTTTCATTATAACGAGAACATAGGAATCGGGACAACATCGCCAAGTTACAATTTAGAAATAGGGGGCACAAATAATCCAAAAGTAGCTATAGTATCTAATATTAACAGTGCAACATCTTCATTATACTTTGGTGATTCAGATGCTAAAGATAGAGGACAAATTGTGTATACTCACTTTGGTGATTTTATGGAACTAAAAACAGGTGGTAACACTAGAGTATATATAGAATCGGGTATTAATACAGCTTATACTTCTGATGGTCTATTTAATGCAAATGCTACACCTAGTTATTGGTTACATAACAATGCTAAGTTCTCAATAGGTTACATGGATAATGGTAGTGGATTATATTCAGGAGCTTATGCATTTCAAGTTAAATCTACTGATGGTATTCCAGTAACAGGAAGAGAGATTGGGGCTATATATATAAATGATCAAAGCAATAATAGAAAACCTTTAAGAATTAGTAACCAAGGTAGAATTAATATTAATCAAACAAACACAAGTACAGGTTTAGCATCAACAGGGTGGATAGATATTCAAAACGGAACAAGTGCTTATAATATTTTTAATTATTATACTGGCACAGATGGAAGTTCAGGGTGTGCAAGATATAGATTAGACAATACCTCTCCTTCCTTTTTTGATTTTTACTACAGTACAACTCAAGTAGGATATATAACAACAAATGGTACAGATATATTTTATGCCAATACATCTGATTATAGATTAAAAGAAGATCTAAAAGATTTTGATGGCACAAGCTTGTTAGAACAAATACAAGTATATGATTTTAAATGGAAAGAAAGTGATAATAGAATGTATGGTGTTGTTGCTCATGAATTACAAGAAATAGTTCCACAAGCAGTTGTAGGAAATAAAGATGAAGATAAATTGCAAGCTGTTGACTATAGTAAATTAGTTCCTGTATTAATAAAATCTATTCAGGAATTAAAAGCAGAAATAGAATTATTAAAAAATAGTTGATATGAGTTTAGTTATTAGCAATTCACAATATATAAACGGTTTAGATTTATGGGAAGCATCTATAAATCCTTTACCTGCTTTAGACTTTGAAAATTTAAATTATGTAGAAAAAGATACAGGTAGATTTTATTGTACCGATGAAGATGCGATAGCAGAAATGATTGCATGTTTTGATACTAATGTAATTGATACTAAAATAAAAGAACCTTATAAAATTTATGTAGAAATACAAAAAAATTTACCTAATTTTGAATTAATACCTCATTTTGATAACGAAAATATGCTAGGTGTTATTATAATAAATTTAATAGATAGTGGAACTTCAACTGAATTTTATAACAACAATGATGATAAAATAGGTCAAGCACCTACCACGGTTTCAAATGGCATAATGTATTTAAATAATTGGGATTTTAAACATGGTTATAAAAATTCTACTACAGAAGATAGATACATAGCTATATGTATAATAACAAAATAAATAAATGGCGATATTATCTAATATTAATGGTAAATTCGCAGTTGATTCTACTGGAGCAGTCCAGTTTAGTGGAGCTGCAGGAACTAGTGGCTATGTTTTAAAATCAAATGGAACAGGTAGTGCTCCAACATGGGTAGATCCAGATACAATAATAGGTCCATATTTACCTTTATCAGGTGGTACACTTACAGGCGCAACAGCTACAGCTAATGGTATATCATTTACTGTTGGAGGTGTTTTAACAGGTACATCTGCAACTTTTACAAGTACAATATCTGCTGTAGGTGCTTCTACTTTTACTTTAAATGATGGTATTTTTATAAAAGCGGTTAATGGAACAAATAATGTAGCAGCAACTAATGTTTGGGGTTATGGTTTATATGAAGGAACTTCAAAAATAGGTGAAATTAGTTTAGTTAGAGATGGTACAAGTAGCCAAATGTATATAGGAACTACAGATGCTAATCAAATATTAAGAATTGGTAGTGCAAATAAAGTTACAGCATTAACTATTGACGCATCACAAAACGCAACTTTTGCAGGTAATGCCACAATAGAAACAGGTATAAATTTAGAAAGTGGCGTACTAATTATAAAAAACGCAACAAGTGATTCTAATGGATTAAGAATATTTCAAGACACATCAGATGCTTCTAAAATATACAACAATTATAATGGTACTTTACAACTTGGAGTTGGTAACACAACAGCATTAACTATTGATTCATCTGAAGGAATTCAATTAAATAGTTACGGTTCAGGAAGTTTTACAGGTACAACAGCTTATAATTTAGCTGTAGATTCAAGTGGTAATATAATTGAAACAACAGATGGTGGAGGTACAGTAACAGGAACTGGTAGTGCTGGCAGAGTCGCTTTTTGGACAAGCGCTACAAATATTTCAAGTGATTCTACTTTTGAATGGGATAGTACAAATAACCGTCTTAGTATAAATGGACCAATAGTAACTTACCCTGCAAACAGAGGTTATAGTATTGGTGTTAATGGAACAACACAAACAAGAGCATTAAGAATTACTAGTCAAAATCCTCAAACAGGTGCTTTTGAATTTCAAGATGATGGACAACATGCTGCTTCTAATGGAGAAGGAGCGTGGCTTGGGAGTATAGAAGGTAATAACCCAAATTCTGCAACTACGCCTTGGCCTGGTGTACAAGCTGTCGCTAGTTTTTCTGGATCAGGATCACCTGGATCTGGATATATAAATAGTGTTTGGAAATTTTCTGGTTCAAATAATGGTAGCACAGGACACAGGTCTAAAGTAACAATAGATTACGGTTTAGGTATAGGATATTTAAATAAAAATGTTGGTGATATAGCATCTGACGCTGCTTTGCAAATTATCGATGGACAGCATTCAGGCAGTGCTACAGCAACCCAAATATTCTATGTAGGAAAAGGAACTACACCTAGAGTAGGTATTGGAACAGCTTCACCTTCTGAAGAACTTGAAGTTAAACCTGGAAATATATATATTAATGGTGAAGATTCCGGTTTAATAGTAGACGCACAAGGCTCTAAAAGAGTTGGATTTATGAAATACGCTGGTCATGAAGCAGTTATTTCTAGAATTAGTGGTCAGGATTTTGGTATTGGAAGAACTAGTGGTTCAGACATAACAGACGGCTCAGGATTTGGTTATGACTTTTATATTGATGGCACAGGAAAGGTAGGAATTGCAAAAACCAACCCGGGATTTGCTTTAGATGTTAATGGTGGTATAGCATCAACAGGTACTACTGTAAGTTATGCAACATCACCACTTTCATGGCAAGCAAATGGTAATACAGGTACATATACGCAAACAGTAATATATTCTAATCAAAGTAATACTTCAGGCGTTATAAATAATGCTGCTGTATTTATAGAAAGAGGTAGATTAACAAATAGTGCTAGTGGAGAAATTAGGCATTTAATTATTGGTTCAAGAGGTGGCCAATCTCAATTTACATTTGCTTCAGAAAGATTAGGTATAAACAATGATAGTCCTAGCGCTCAGTTACATTTAACAGCTAATGCAAGTAATAGTGTTCCTTTTAAATTACAAGGTCATAATTCAACAAGTGTTGAACAAATGCTTATTTATACAGGACAAAGCGCTGGTACCGGTTGGTATAATATAGTTGCTCAAGCGGGAGGTATAAATCAACTTATTATATATGGTAATGGTAATATACAAAATGCAAATAACAGTTATGGCCAAATATCTGATGAAAGACTAAAAGAAAATATAGTAGATACAACACCAAAACTTGAGGATATTAAAAAAATAAAAGTTAAAAACTTTAACTTTATAGGTGACGATTTAAAACAAATAGGTATGATCGCACAAGAAGTTGAAGAGGTGTTTCCAGGTTTAGTTGAAGAAATTAAGCAACCCGATGTTGAAGATGTAGAAGGTGGAACATATAAATCTATTAAATATTCTGTATTAGTACCAATATTAATAAAAGCAATACAAGAATTAGAAGCTAGAGTAAAAGAATTAGAAAATAAATAATATGGCAAACATTTCAAATATAAATGGTAAATTCGTTGTAGAACAAACAACAGGATATGTTGGTATAGGAACTACAGATCCTAATTTTCTAATTGAAGCTGCAGGAACAAATGCTGAATTAGCTTTAAATGCTTCTTCTATATATAGAGTTAGAAGTACAAGTAATGATGAATTTATAATTACAAAAAACGGTGTAGGTGATAGATTAACTATTGCTGGTGGTGGAAACGTAGGAATTGGAGAAACTAACCCTACAAGCAAATTACACGTTAAAGATACGCCAGTTGCTACAAGTGGTGCAATTTTGACATTAAGAAATTCACAAGCAACAGCATCTAATACAACTTTTGGTGGAATATTTTTTAATTCATCACCAGGATATGATTTTAGTATTGGTAAAGCAAATGTAAACGCTGCATCAACTTTAAGTTTTAGAAATGGAAATACTGGAGCTTCTTTAATGGATATTGATGCAAGTGGAAACGTAGGAATTGGAACAGCAACACCTCAAAAAGCTTTACATATAGAAGGTGCTAGTGGTGCAAGTGCATCTCAATTATTAGTATGTGGACCTTCTGATACAATAGGAACTACAGCAGGTATATTATTAAGAGCGGAAGGTGGTGAAGCTGATAGTGCGTTAAGAGCAAAAGGTGGGATATTTTTTGAAAGAGAAGCGGCAAATGGATTAGGTAAATTACATTTATGTAATAATAATTCAAACAATAACGATTCAGCAACTTTAGCAGATGCAGCTTTAACAATAGCCCAAAACAAAAACGTAGGAATTGGAACGGGCACACCTGATACTATATTACACATTACTAAAGCAATGTCAAGTTCTCCAACATCTAATATTTATTTAGATGTTTCAGGAACAAATACAAATGGAGGTGGGGGTTCTATTATTTTCAGTAGTTCAGCAACAGCAGGCACAACTACAAATTATAATGCAGCAATAAAAGGCGTAAGAGATTCACAAGACAACGGCTCTTCTGAATTACAATTTTTTACAACGCATCAACCTACTAGTGCAGCAGCAGCAGAAAGAATGCGTATAAACAGCTCGGGAGATGTTTTAATAAACACACAGGGTAAATTTTTACAAGGTAGAAGAAGTACTGGTAGTGTTGTTATTGACATGATAGGGTTTGGTGCTGGTACTGATAATTTGCAAATAAAAGGTGGAACTAGTGGAGGAGCAAATGCAATTAGTTTTTATGATACAGCTGGTTTTTTAGCAACATTTTATAATAGTAATTTTGGAATTGGTATCGGAACCCCTCAAACAACTTTACAAGTGAATGGTGCTTCTTCAGCTTTTAATGCACATTTTGGTCAAGGTACAGATAATCAATCAGGTGTATTTGGCGGTATAAGCTTAGGTTATTCAGAAGGTGGAAACGCTTCATATAGAAAAGTTGGTATTGTGGCTAAAGCTATAGCCGATGGCGCAGCAAGACAAGATTTACATTTTTTAGTTGATACTGCAAGTGATTCTGGTAGTGCTGGTATTGCAGATAGTAAAATGAGTATTGCAGCTACTACAGGTTATGTAACTATTAACGAAAGATTAGGGGTTGGGACTACAAATCCTTCTGGTGATGTTGATATAGCAGGGCCTTATCTTTTTCTTGGTACTGAAAATGCTAATAACGGAACTACTTATTTAACATTAAGAAATTATGATTCAACTTTAGTTGATCAAAACGATGTGCCAAATATGCTTAGAATGACTAGTCGTTATTGGTCAGGGGCGGCATCACAATTAGTAGAAACAAGAATTACACATATTAAAGATTCATCCAATGGTAATGGTGGTTCTGCTTTAGGTTTTATGACACAAACAGGAGGCGATAGTCCTGTTGAACATATGAGGATTAACAAAGTTGGACAAGTAGGAATTGGAACTTCTTCGCCTTCTACTGTTTTACAAGTGCATGGACAACAAAAATGGTATACAACAAATGCTGACGGAAATGAATTAAGAGGATTTTTTAATCCAGGTGGCTCAGGAGATGATGGTGAATTTTCTGTATATAAAGACGACGGAGCTACTGAAGGAGTTGTTTTAAGAGGTGCTGGAAATACTTATATTAGAATAGATTCAACTTCTTTAAAGTTTATTAATTTTTATTATGGCCCAAGTAATGTTGGTCAAATTGTAACAGGCGGTTCAAATGTTCTATACCAATCTAATTCTGACTATAGATTAAAAGAAAATGTAGTTGAAATGACTGGCGCTCTAAATAGAGTTAGCGAATTAAAACCAAGTAGATATAATTTTATTTCACATCCTGAAGAACAAGTTGATGGTTTTATGGCACATGAACTACAAGAAGTGGTACCTCAGGCTGTATCAGGACAAAAAGATGAAATGAACGAAGATGGCACCCCTAAGTATCAAGGAGTTGATCATTCACAAATAGTGCCATTATTAGTTGGTGCTATAAAAGAATTAAAAGCAGAAATTGAACAATTAAAAACACAAATAAATAATTAAAAATGGCAATTACTTACAAATGGGATATCCCACAAATGAATGCTCATATACAAGCAGAAGGTGAGCAAAATGTAATTTACACGGTACACTGGAGATATTCAGGATCTGAAGAAGTCAGTGGTGTAGAATACTCAGATACAATTATTGGGGCTGAAGGCTTTACTTATAAAGCTGGAGAACCTTTCGTGCCTTACGAAGATTCAGAAGCGTTTGAAAACGTAGTTATCGGATGGCTTGAAGATGTATTAAATGTAGCACAAATGGCGAAACAAATTGAAGATAATATTAAGCTTCAAATTAATCCAGTAAATGAAGATTTATACTTTACTTGGCAAAATCCACCAGTTCCACCAGTAGAAGAACCTGTTGAAGAGTCAGAATAGTGTAAGTTTTAAAAAAAACAAGTGATAGTATAATTAAAACCTATATCACTTAGTGATATACCAAAATAACGTTTAACCTAAAACCAAAACAATGACGTATTTTTATTACAAGACTAATACGTGGAATAGTCAACCACAAATTTCCGAAGACCAAATTAAATTTTGGAAACACCTTTCAGAAAAGAAAAACTGGAGGATTGTACAACTACCAAATGGATTTTATCAAACAGAGTACAAAGACATAAATTGTGACTGTAATCCAGAAGAAGACACATGCTGTGAAAAATGGTATGATGTTACTAGAAGAGAAACTATAAAAGGCGCTGAAGCTGCTATTGATGGTAGCATTGAGCATTATGCTAAAAAAGTTGACTTTCTAAAAGGACCAAAGGTAGTTAAAACTTTTAAATAATACTTTTCAATTAAATTAAATTAAATTAAATTATGTCAAATGCAATTGTAAAGCATTTAAACTTCGGTTCAGATGCTAAAAACAAAGTATTTGCTGGTATTACAAAACTTACACAAGCTGTTAGCTCCACTTTAGGAGCTAGCGGTAAGTGTGTTATTTTAGAAGATAATACTGGTAAACCAATTATTACAAAAGATGGAGTTACTGTAGCAGAAGCTGTAACATTGTTAGATCCTGTAGAAAATATGGGTGCAACGTTATTAAAAGAAGCTGCTAGAAAAACAGTAAAAGAAGCAGGTGATGGTACCACAACAGCAACGGTATTAGCACATGCTATTTTAGAAGAGGCTTATAACGAACATCCTGAAGATTCTATAAGAGGAATAAAACAAGGAATAGAAAAAGCAACTAAAAAAGTTATTGAATACTTAGAAAAAATATCAATACCAGTTACTGGTGATATGATTGATCAAGTTGCAACTATTTCTACAAACAACGACCCTGAGCTTGGTAAAATAATAGCAGATGCTTTTAGAGCAGTTGGAAACAACGGTGTAGTTGTTTTAGAACCAACTGACTTACCTCAAACCACATATGAACTAATTGATGGCGTTCCATATGAAAGAGGTTTAAAAAATATACACTTTGTAACTAATCAAGATAAAAAAACTGCAGAACTAGATAAACCATTAGTTTTATTAGTTGAATCAGAAATTGAAAATGTTAGAAAAATACAAAGTGTTTTAGAATATGCAATAAAACAAAAAAGATCTTTACTTATTATTGCTGATGTAGATAGACAAGTTATGTCTGCTTTAGCAATGAATAAAATTAAAGGCAATATAAAAGTAAATGTAATTGATGCACCTATTTATGGTGTAAGTAAAAAAGAAACATTAGATGATTTAGCTTTACTTACGGGTGCAACTATTATAAATGAGGACTTAGGTGATGATATAGATTTAATTGGTCCAGAGCATTTGGGTGAATGCCTAAAAAGTGTCACAGACGAAAATGAAACTATATTACAACTAGGAGAAACCTCAGAAGCTGTGCAAGACGTAATAGTTGATTTAGAAAAGCAATTAAAAAAAGCTAAAGATCCAGGTTTGGTTCAAAAGCTTGAAAAAAGATTAGCTAGACTATCAGCGTTAGTAGCTATCGTTAAAGTTGGTGCAAATTCAGAAGTAGAATTAAAAGAAAAACAAGCTAGAGTTGAAGATGCTATATGTGCTACAAAAGCCGCTATAAAACAAGGTATTGTTCCAGGCGGTGGTATTGCTCTTTTAAATGCAGCTGATAATTGTCAATATAGTTCACCAGGTGAAAAAGCTTTATTAAAAGCTATTGAAGCACCGTTTAATAAAATTCTAGAAAATGCTGGTATTCCAGAAACTAGAGTTAATGCGGCAGAAGGTGAAGGACTTGACGTGGTTACAGGAGATACAGTAAATATGATTGAGCATGGTATTATTGATCCATTGCTCGTAACAAAAAGTGCATTGCAAAATGCTGCTTCAGTTGCTACTACTATTTTATCAACCGATTGTGTAATTAATAATTTAAGAGTTGGAGATGAAAGCAATAGGTAAAAATTTAATAGTAAATGTAACTAAACAAGGTATTTCAGAAACTAAAGGCGGTTTGCTTTTAGGTGAAAAACAAAGAGAAGATATAAGATATCAAGAAGGTGTAGTTATATCTGCTGGCAGTGAAGTCGTAGGCATAAAAGAAAATGATGTAATATATTTTGATAAAAATAATTCACATCAAATTGAAATTAAAAAAGATATACATACAGTAGTTAACATGAATAGTGTAGTTGTTGTATTATGAGGTTAGAAGCAAGTGACATTAAAGAGTTAAATCTATTAAAACATTATAGAATAATTCGTAAATGGGCTTGTAAAAACAACGGTTTAACTGATGCAGAACTTGAACTTTTAATATACTTAGACTGTATAGATCTTTTTACAAAACAAGATTTTAAAATCGGTACTTATTCTTATAGTTGGGATAATAGACGCTGGAACAGATTACTTAAAGAAGGTTGGATTACGGTTTGGAGAAAACGAAACCATACAACTCAAAAGTACAATATCTATAAAGTTTCATTTAAGTGTAAGCAACTAATAAGTAGAATGTACCGTATTATGCTTGGTAAAGAAGATATACCAATTAGTTTACATAGAAACACTATAATGAAAGGTAAAACATATATTGATAGAGTTTTACAAACATCAATTAAACATGCTAACAAAGATAAAAACAATAATTATGGCAAAGAAATCTAAAAAAGAAGAAGTGGTTAAAGTTGATCACTCTGCTATTGATTCAAAAATAGCTAAATTAAAAAGCATTATTAAAAAGCTAGAAGCTAAAAAGAAATAGTTATGAAAATGTTCCCACCAATGCCAGGTAATATAGCTGGTAATATAAAACAAAATCTTAAACTACAAGATTTAGGTAATCAATTATATCAAGGTGAAGATTTAGCTCAGCAAATGATTGCTAAGCGTAATTTAGCTCAACCGGTACCAACGCCAAGTCAACCATTATCTCTTATTGGTGGTAGACCAAGAAGAAAAGGTTATGAAATACCTACAGAAGGTGTACAAGATTTACAATATATGGGCGCTATTCAAGTAGATGACGACGGTGCTTATGTAGTAAATGAACCAAGCGATTATGGACAAATGAGAGAAACTGATACTTTACGTTTACCAAAAAAATTTATTGGTCAAGAAGGTCAACTTATTGATGAAACTGATTATCATGAAGTTGCTGATCCTGAGTTTAAAAAATTTTTAAGAACTAATAAAAAATTTATAAATTATCTCAATAAAAGAGATTTTAAATAATTAATATTATGATAAAAAATCCAAAAGACGTAGGTGCTGAAGCTGTATGGAGTGGACCTCATCAGCCTTCAAACTTAAAAAAAGGTAATCCAAGATATGGTATGGATCCAATGCAAGTATCTAAAGATATGCCCGTTTACAAAGCTGGTCCTATAACACAAAAAGCTAAGTAAAAAATATATTACAATGAGTGATAGAATAAGTGAACACATCTCGCTTAAAGAAGCTATTAAATCAAACACTGCTACTCGGTTAGGTATTAATAATATTCCCAGGGAGCAGGATTTAATAAACATGAAAACTATTGCTGAAAAAGTTTTTGAACCACTACGAAAATTTGTAGCTGGTCCAATAGCTATTAATAGTTTCTATCGCTCACCAGAATTAAATTCTGCAATTGGCGGAAGTAAATCTTCACAACATTGTATCGGTTGCGCAATGGATATTGACGATACATATGGTCATGCTTCTAATGCAGAAATGTTTAATTGGATTAAAGCAAACTTAAATTATGATCAGATGATATGGGAGTTTGGAACTGATCAAAACCCAGACTGGGTACATGTAAGTTATGTATCTGAAGATGTAAATAGAAATAGATGTTTAAAAGCTTATCGTGAAAACGGTATAACTAAATATGTAGTAATATAATGGCAATAAAACCTAAACAACCTTTAAAAGGTAAAATAAGTCCAGCTTGTAAAGCTGCTGCAAAAAAGAAATTTAAAGTATGGCCTAGTGCTTATGCTTCTGGTTGGGGTGTAAGATGTACTAAAGCCGGTGGCCCAGGTAAAATGGGTAAATCAAAGAAAAAATGAGTTTTTTTGATGATTTTAATTTAATTCAATTTAAAAATCAAAAACCACCATCAGATAATTCTTTAACAACGTTAAAAGAAATAAAAGATATTAATTCATTAGAATTAAATGAAAAGTTTGTAACTTATTATGATGATGCTTATAATGTTTTTAAAAATGTAATAGAAAGTAATGGTTATAAGTTTCCAGAAGATTTAGTTAAAGGATTAATCAATGAATCAAGAAAACCTATTTTAGATTTAAAAAATTATCATAAAAGAACAAGACCTGCAGAAATAGCTAAAAACTATAATATAGATTTAGATGTTACAGATTTATCATCTGCAAAAACAAAAGCTTATCCATCAGGTCATTCAGCACAAGGATTATTAATCGCTTTAGTTTTAAGTGATATGTATCCTCAATTAAGAAATAAATTAATGAAAGCTGGTGAAAATATATCATATAGTAGAAATGTAGGTAGATTACATTATGCTTCTGATAGTAAAGCTGGTAAAGATCTAGGTTTAAAATTATACGAATATTACAAACAAAAAACAAATGCCTTACATACAGCCTAATAATCCTCTTTCTTGTTGGAAAGGTTATAAAAGAAAACCAGGTACTACTGAGTTTTCTAAAGGTAGTTGTGTAAAAGCTTCAAGTTCACCTGCAACAAAACAAAAAGGTGGTGGTACAACAAAAACTTGTTTACCAAAAGATAAAATTGATAGTTTATCAAAAGAAAAAAAAGATGAATTAGTAAGAGCTAAAAAATCTGCTGGTTCAAAAGGTAAATATAAAAGATCATCAAAAACAAATGTAAAAGGTGCTCGTAAAAAAGGTGCTACATTACGTGATTGGTTTGAAAAAGAGGACTGGAGAAGAGTTGATGATCCATCTAAAAAATGTGGAGAATAATATGAAATCACCTAACAATATTAAAGAAAAAGCATACGAAAAACAAAATCGTAAAATGCGATCAGAATACACTAAAGAAACTGGTAAAAAACTAGGTAGTAGACAAACATCTGGTACTGGTAAACGTAGAGTATCTTTTGCATGTAGATTTGCCGGTATGAAAGGTGCTATGAAAGAAGCAAATGGTGAGCCAACTAAAAAAGCAATGGCTTTAAAAAAATGGGGATTTGGTAGTGTAGAAGCTGCAAGAAATTTCTGTAATAAACATAAAAATAAAAAATAAAAAAAATGATTAGAAATTATTACACAGAAGCGTATAGTTCTGCGGTATCACCTTCAGTTAGTGATACTTTGCTTATTGACGGTAGAACTAAATCTGAAACACCTCAAGGTGATTGGAAACAATATAACATATATATAGGTGACTCTCCAGCTTCATTACCTGTAACAACAACTACAGATAATAACGCTGTAAACAACTCAACTAATGTGAGTTTAAAATCTCCTAACCCACTTATTAAAGCGGGTATGATAGTAAAAGGTACTGGTTTACCTACATCTGGTTTAGCAATTGCTTCTGTAACAGATGCAAGTAACTATGTATTAGCTTCTGCTGATACAATTGCTGCAGATGCTACATTAACATACACATATGCTGCTAGTTCAAAAGTAAAAGTTCACACTGTAAATAATGAAGCTATAACATTTCATAATCCAGTTAAAGGAACAATATTACCAGTAAGTGTTGTACAAGTGTATGCTACAGGGACAGAAGGTGGTGTAGAAAATTTAGTTGCATTAAGTTAAAATTAGAATTATGAATCAAAGTTGGATGTCAAGACACGCTACAGAGCATAAATCTAATTTATTAAATGAAATGCCTATTGATAATAAAGCTAGCGCTTTAAACATGGAAAAGGTTGTTAAACCACAACCCGCGCCAAGAGAAATAGAATTTGAACCAAGAATGCCTGAGAAACAAATAATAAAAACTGGTCGCGTAAGACCAATACGTCAACAACCTAGACAAATAAGAGAAGAACTACCTCGACAAAAAATTGAAAAATATGAAGTTCTTCCAAAAGAACAGTTTAATATAGGTGTAAACATGAATGATAATTCACCTATGTCTAAACTAGGTTGCGGTGGAGAAGGTTGTGTAAGAAAAAGAGGTAATGAGTGGGTAATATTAAACAATAAAAAAGCTGGTTATCCTGTTTGGAGAAGCGGTTTTAAATCAGAAGCTGATGCTAAAAAAATGTTATCAGCTTATCATGCTAACAGTTAAAAAATAAAAAAATGGCTTATTCAAAAAAACAAGATGAAAAATACGACGCTAAAATGGCGTATAATAAAAATCTAAGCGGTAAAGCTAGATTACATTATTTAGAAAACAATATCGCAGATCACAAAGGCGGATCATGGATGTCTAAACACTCAAAATCAAGATAAAATGGCAGAATCAGCAAAACAAGAAAAAAAGAACTTAATGGACGACATGCCCGTTGATAAAAGAGCAAGTGTGTCTATGAAACAACCTATGAAAGCTAGTAAGTCTATGGCTAGAGCTAGTAAATCTATGGTTCAAGCTAGTAAATCTATGCTTAATTTAAAAAGTAAATATAGCATGGGTGCTTCTATGAGAGGCCCATTAGATAAAATTAGTAATCCTTTAAAAGGTAACGCTTTTATAAAAGCTAAAGTAGATGCTGAAGCTAGAGGTGATAAAAGCTTTGAAGTTGGAGGCAAAACTTATCCTATTCAAATGAAAGGTGATTCACCGATGGAAGCTTCATACAGTAAAGGTCCTAAAATGCCAACACCATTAAATGGTTATGCAAGTGATGCTCAAAGAAAAGCTGTACACGCAAGTAAAGCTGATGGTGGCAAAGGTAATCCTAATAGTATGAAACAACCTATGAAAGCTAGAATGATTGGAAATGCTAAAAAATCATTAAAATCATCAGCAATGGAAGGTGCATCAGAATCTTTACCTAATAAAAAAGATGTTTACTATTCAAATGATGCTGGTAAAGCTTTACCTCCAAAATTTGAAAATTTAAAACCATTAAATCCAAAGCCACTTAAAGAGCTACCTGATAAAAAGTCGCCCGCTCC